CGCCCACGGATCGGCCTGCGCATCGCGCTTCGCCAGCGCGGCCAACGAATAATTCTGCTCCTGAAGATACGGCGACTCGCCGCCCGGCTTCGGCTTGTAGTCAAGCTTGGCGCGCCCTTCATTCGGCGCCATCACGCCGGCACCGACCGCATCGCGAATGGCAGTGATCTGCGTAACGCTGTCCATGCGCAGCAGGTTCTCGGTGTCAAACTCGGTGCCGAGGCCAACGCCCCAGCCAATGCCGAGCGCGTAGTCGAGCAGCTCCTCGGCTTCCTCAATGTGAGCCTGCAGCGCCTGCGAATAGTATTCAACGTTGAGCGCCTGCACGTTGTTGTAGCTCGGCAGCGCGCCGACACCGACCTTGTACGGCGGAACGTGATACACGCTGCACACCACCTCGGCCGACCATTTCAGGCTTTCTACCATCTGGCCTTCGACGTTGGTCATCGCGATCTTCTCGTATTTCATTCCGTTATCGAGGATGGCGACGCGCCCAAGGTTGATCTTCGAAAAGTTTTGTTCCCATTTCAGCTTGATCTGCTGTGCCACCTGATCGTTCACCTCGGCGGGAGCCGTAAGAATGCCGCCAGGCATCGACGAGTTTTCGAACAGCAGCGCCGATGCCTTCTGGGCATTGAGGCCGAGCAGCGAGGCAAGCCCGCTGGCGAATACCGGTGGCGTCCCGCACAACGGATGAAATAGGCAGTTCATCCGGTCGTGGATGATCTCGCGCGCCGGCACGATGACATCATCGATACCAGCGAGGTTATCGCTGTTGACCCGATAGAACACGCTGCCGTCATCGGACACCAGTGGCTGCACCCGCGTTGGATCAAGCACATGCAGCGCGGTCACAACGTTACGATTGTCGCGCACCTTCAGCACATAGGCATTGCCGCGACTGAGCTTCGACAGCATCCAGTTTTCCCAAAACTGGTTACGTGTCTGATAGTCGTTCGGCCGCCGCAACACCGGACTGAATGCTGGATTGGTCACCTCGGACCAGATGTCGTCGGCGTCCTTCTCGACCAGCTTGATGCGCAGCTTGGCGATGTCGCGCGCGATCAGCGTCTTGCACGCAAAGTCGGCATGAAACGATGACGCCGTGTCGGTGTTGATCTCCATGTTGCGCTGCCAGGCGCCGGCGAACGGCTCGCGGATCAGCGGATACCAGCCGCCGCGGCCTTCCGGCACGGCATTGAGCGCCTTGAGCTTCTCGCCGGTGAACGGGATCGGCAGGCCGAAGATCCGCATCAGAGCTTCGCCCGCGCGATTTCTTGCTGCAGCCGCGCCGCGCCCCAGCGTCCGTCGACCTCGATGCCGAGCCGATCGGCTTGTCGACGCAAGGCATCGATGTTTGGTTCAGCGCGAGCCTCCACGATTTCCGTAGGCATGACTACCGTCGGCCGAGATGGCTCTGCCTGACGAGGCGCATAGCGCGCCTTGCGCACACCGATCAGAATGCGCGCGTGCATGTCGGGCGCTTCGAATTCATCGCCAGCCAGAAGCCGGCGCGTGTTGTAGCGCAACGATTTCGTCGCTATCAGTTTCATTCGGTCACGTCCTCGGCGAGTTTTGGCTGCGCGCCAATGGCATCAACCGTAATCACGGTAAAATTACAGGTCGCCTCCTGATTGACTGGCTCGTCACGCGTGCCAGATCGCAGCTTGAAATATCGTGCCATCATCAAAGTATTGGGATTGACCGCCGCCATCACTCCCGGCGTGATGTTGAACACTAGTTCCTTTGCGTTCGTCCTGTCTTCGAGATCAAAATCGAATAGATCGTGATATGCGGCTCCGTCTGGTGATACCAGGACTGACACACTGGCGTTGGTCCAGTTATCCGGCATGATGAGCCCGACCACGTAGTTGCCGCCCGTATCGATCACAGTCGACAGCGACGTGCCCCAGCCAATGTATGCCTGCAAACTATTGATGGTCATTGCCATTGATTGAACCTCCGGAGATCGAGGGCGGGCTGGGGGTTTGTGCCCGCCCCCGTTTCATCCGACGTTATGCGGTATGAGGCTCGCCGCCCCAATCCACCGACGTCAGATAAGCAACCGCCGATGTGCGCCGACGCTTCCAGTTGATTTCGATTTCTGCCCGCAAGCCGACCAAGTTCGACTGCCACAAGCTGACCAGCGACGTACCGGTGCCGACAGTGGCATCCTGCGTGAAGCCCGTGCTCTTCATTTCGAGCGAAGCCTCGCGGCTCATGTCGACAGCAACGGTGCCGTCGCCACCCTCGTAGATGTCCGATGCGTTCACCAGAATGACGACATCGTTGAGATGATCCGAGACGATCACCGGAAAACCGACAAGCGTCCCAGTGGCATTGGCGCCACTACCCAGCCCCATGCTGGGAAATTCCGGCTGTCCGAGGGCATTGGTCATCATCGCCGCAGCGATGGCAACATCAGTCGGCATGATCAGAACACCCGTGGATGGCGGGTTGTTTGCCCCATGGAATTTGGCAAACAGAGACCGCAGATCGAGGCGGATATCGTCGGCCGTATCACCGCTCGACACAACGGTCCCTGCACCGTTGGTGATCGAGGCCGGCTTGACGAGCGATGTGCCAGAATTCGCCGGATCGACGAACGCAAGATCGACGGCTTCCACGATCGCATTGCGCAGCTCGTCGCGCACGATCGCATCCGAGGACGGATTAGACGAGCGGACGTTCTCCTCGGTCAGGACCGCGATGTTGGCGCACTTCAACGGCTCGAGCGTCGTGCGCGCGAAGTTGAACGAGGTTAGCCCTTTCGGCTTCGCCTCGCCGGTCCAGTACGCAGCACCAGCACCGGTCGACGAGACCAGCGGCATGCGGAACGGCACAGTGCGCAGCGACGGAATGCCGTTGGTGCCGAACTTTCCGAGGATGGTGCCCTTGCGCAAATACGCCGCAAAGTCAGCGATGGCGCTGGCTTCGGCGCCAGTCAGAGCTGCCGCCCAGTTGCCGGAAAGATTGCTGCCCGCAACAACTTCGTTGGCCTTGATCAGTGCAACGACTTCCGAGTCGCTGCCATACATTTTCGACGCGACCTCGACCTTGTTTTCCTGATCCATCCGCGCCACGATCCGCGCCTTGGTGATGCGCGTGAAGAGAATGCCATCGTCGAGCTTCGGCTGTGCCCTGACAACGATCGAGTTGCTGCGCATGTCGGCGCCATCTCTCGCCGTATCCGCCTTCAGCACCGGCCGCGCCGTGAACGCCTTCGCCTTCTCCACCGCGCGCAGCCGCACCAGATCCTTGTCGATCGCCTCAACGTCGGCGTTGAGCTTGTCGAACTCCTCCTGCTCGGCCGCGTCCGAGGTGCGCTCCTCGTCCATTGTCTTCTGCATCACCGCTTCCATGCGGCTCGCGCTCGCCATGCGCTTAGCTTCAAGCGCACTAATTTGTTCAGCAATTGTCTTCATCGTCATGCCCTCCTGGGCAACAATGTGTTGAGATCGTCCCAGGGCACTGGGTGGGTTGAGATGAACAACACGGTGCGGCGTTTGCTGGCCGAGCACGGCCCGCTGCGCTGTGTCGAGAGATCGGATGGTGGTGATCGTGGCGTCTTGGTGCGCACCGATCGTGACTGCGCTCAGCTCGAGCCAAACCCATTTCTTGAAACGAATACCTTTCGTTTCTGGAATGAATTCATGCTCGAGCGGCTTGAACCCGATCGAGAGACCAGGCACCAGACCGGCTTTGATCAATGACCAGGCTCGGTCAATCTCAGCCGTCACACCCTTGGCGATCTTCGCAACAATCTCGATGCCGGCCTTACTGACCTTCGCGTGCGTGACCTGGCCGATCGGTTGATCGCTCTGATGCTGCCACAACAACGGCAGCGGCAATTTGAACTGCGCGCCCTCGGGCTCGACCACATCGTTGAGCCGGTCAGCCGCCGGTGTGGTCGCTATGCCGGTGATGACGCGCGCGTCCTCGTCCACCTGCTTGATTTCAAGCAGGCTGTAAGCCCGGTTGAGCATGATTGCTAATCCTTAAGCAAAATGCAGGTGATATTCCGGCTTGCGATCCGGGTTCTTCACCATCACCGTCGC